ATGCTGGCGCTGGCATCGCCACCGGCCCATAAACCTGACGAACCGGTGTCGGAGCCGGTGCTGCCGCCCGATCCGAAGCTGAAGCCGGACGAGAAGCCGCCCACCGCCATGTCAACGATTCCGGCGATCGCTTTTTTAATCAGGATGCGCTCTATATCGGCGAGGATGGAAGTCGCCAGACTCTTGAACGACAGCTTCCCGGTCTGCACAAAATTGACAAAGGCATCTTCGGCGCCTTTAAAGGCATTGTCCATTGCGTTGCCGATTTGCGTGCCGACATCATTGGCAGCCTCTCCATACTTGCGGATGGATTCGCGGGCGTTGAACCACGGATCCTTCTGTTTGTCATTTTGCTGCTGGATCAGGTCGATCGCCTTCTGGGTTTGTGCGGAGCCGGCAGCGAGCGCGCCGGAGACGTCTGCATTGGGATCCTTCAACCTCAGTTGACGGATCCGTTCCTGTACTTCCAGGTCGACTTTGTGCGCGGCGGTCAGCTTGGCAACTTCAAGGGTGCTTTTGCCCATCAGGTCGATCGAAAATTGTTGCTGGGCGTTCGATAATTCCTGGTTACGCGTCCATTCGATCGTGGCACGGTTGAAGTCGGAGTAGATCTTGAGTTGCTCGGAACCGGCCTTGATCATTGCCGAGCTGGCCTCGGCTTCCGCTGCGGCGCGCTTCGCGGCAATCTCGATCAGCTTGACGTCGGCAGCGGCAATTTTTACCTTGTCAGTGTCGGTGCTGAGCGCTGCCTTGTACTTGACCACCGCAGCCGCTTCCTTGTCGTAAGCTGCCAGGGTCTCGGCATAGTTGTCGGCGATGAGTTTACGTCTCTCGTCGTAATAGGTGCGGGCATTGATGTATTCGCTGTCATATGACTGTTTCAGGAAGACGGTGCGCGTGTCCGTGCTCTTTTTCTCAGCGGCGATCAGGGCGTCTTCTGATTTCAGGTAGCCTTCGAGAATTGTCTTTGCCGGATCATCGGCCGGGCCGTCCGGTTTTTCCTTCGGCTTCGGCACCCATGTCTTGCCTTTTGCGTTGGCCATGCCGGATGCATTGCGATCATCCAACGCCCATGCCTGCTTCATCGCATCTGCGTTATGCCGCGCCTGCGCGACGATATTGTCCCCGATCTCACCCAGCCGGCCTTTTGCGTCGGTCCAACCGGCGATCAGCGCATCCTTCGCGCCAGTAAAGTCGCCCTGGAGCACCTTGACTCCCGCGGTCGCGACGCCGCCCAGGCCGGAACCAATGGCAGAGATGCTGCCGACGATCGATTCCGCCACGATGTAGACCACGGTTTTGAGGCCGTAGAACAGAGAGGTGATCGTCGCGATGCTGTAGCGGAAGGTATTAACCGCAAACGGAAAGCCGTCGCGGAAAAATTCCGCAAAGTCGGTCAGGACCGGCATGATATTGTCGGCCCACGCGCGCTTGAATCCATCCGATGTCAGTTCGGTTTCGCGATTGAAGTCGCGCATCGCATCTTCATACCGTTTGACCGCCGCCTGCGAATCGGCGCCGATGCCGAGGTTATAGTCGTTCAGGCGACTGGAGGCGGCTGCCATCGCTTCTTTGGTAACCGTTGCAGCCGCAGCGACCTGTGCTGCTGTCCCGAGTCCCAGCGATGACGCTGCCTGATTGCGGTCCCAGCCCACCGTGTATTCATTCAGAACCGCGTTCGCGTTCTGGATCGTATCCGTCAATGGCAGCAGGTTGCCGTTGGCGTCCTTGTATTTAACCCCGAGCCGGTCAAGCTCGTCGGTGTTGGTGCGGATCGCGCCGGCTGCGCTGCTGAACACCGACGTGTAATCCGATTTGTTCACGCCGAGCGCAGCGATTGCGGCATTGGTGGCCGACGCCTCCTGGGCAGTCAGGTTGAGTGATTTCTGGATTTCCTTGACCTGATCATTGGCGGCAATCAGTGCGTCAATGCTCGCACTCTTGTAACTGTCCCCGGTAATCAGGCCAACAATGAATCCGAGCGAGCCGCTGATCACCTTGTATGCGGTATAAACCGCGCCAAGGCCGACGGCGGCGAAGATGGCGCCGATTGCGACGCCGGTGACGATTGCCTTGGTCTTCGCCCATGCCGAGAACCCATCCCATCCCTTCTGGGCGGCAACGACTCCCACACCGATACCGGTACCTATGCCCTCAGCGAACTTCTGTCCGATGGATTTGAAATCGGTGTCGTTAGCGGCGTCGCTGATATTCTGTATCGCTTCGGCCGATTGTTCTGAACTGGAAATAATCGCATCGTTGGCGGCGACCATATTACCGCTCATCGACTTGGCGGCGCGTTCCATCTCGGCTGCGGCACGCATCAGACTGGCCTGAAAGTCCTCGACCGATGCCGCAGAGTCGCCCATGCCAGACTGGGCGGCGCGCGAAGCCGTATCCATGTTGGACACGAATCGGGATACGTCCGCGTTGACTGTGATGGAGAGATTGCCGAGTGCCATGCTTTTCCAGTAAAAAAGCCGCCGGGCTTGCGCCGGGCGGCTCGATTGAAGCGGTTTCTATTTTTTTCAGGGATTTTCGGTGTTGCCGGGATCCTGGCGCGCTGCCTTGTCGATCTGACCATTGAAACGTCGCCCTGCCTCCGCGATTTTGCCAAAACCGACGCTTCGAAGCGTCTTGTCGGTAGCCGGCATCACGACGTCGCGCACCGGACGGAAAAATCGCCAAAGCAGTACAAACGCACTCCATGCCAGCCAGACCAGAAACAACAACAAAGCCAGCTTTACAAGAAATCCACCGCCGCCCTGACCACCCAGTGCCGCGCCAATGCCGGCAGCCGCCACCAGTGCAATCACAAATCCCTTAGTTCGCTTGCTTAACTGCATTTTCCCGCTCCTGTTTTGCTTGTAGTGCCTGGAAAAACAATAGCATTTTCCATTGATGTGCTGTCAACCCCTGAACGCGCGGGTGTTCCGTTTCGCTGACAATGTCTTCCTTCGGCGGGGCACTATACAGGAGAAATTCACTTAATTTGTACGGTTCCGGATGTTTCCTGGCGTCACGATTCACATTCGCCACGATCGACGCCATATGGGCCTGCATCGCATCATGCACCGCAACTCCCCACGGCTCGACCGCATAGAATTCCTGCAATTCCAGATAGTCGGCGTAGGGCATGGCATCTATTTCGCCCGGCAACTTGCCAAGAGTGATCGCCAGCCTGCATCGGAAGCGGCGATCCGGGCTGTCTCTTAGTTTTTTGTGTCGGCAACCTTCTTGAAGCCGTTCATCTCAAGCGTCTTGCCGACCAGCACATCCATGACGGCGTTGCTGGCCGACTTCAATGCCGGCATGTCTGCATCTGTGAAGACGCGGGCGCCGTCGCTGTCAACCACCGATAGCATGACCATATTCAGGCCAAACTGGTCGGTCTTGTCGTCACTCTTGAGGGCGGAGCGAAGTCCCTCGACCTCCGCGACACTCAACTGCATGATGCCGACGTCGCCGAATCCTTCGATGGTCAGGTTGGTGGTTTTCGGTTGCAGCGCAACCAGCAATGCGGCTTTATCAAATTTGTTTGTCATGGTTTTTCGGATTGTTTATCAAATTCACGCAGTGGTGGTAACGCCGGTGATCTTCAGGCTGATGGAGAGATCGAGCTTGCCGTCGACCTTGGCGGTCGGACCGTCATATTTGGTGACATAGGCGTTGAAGCTGATCGTGATCGGTGTCGCCGATCCACCCAAAATCAACTGGTAGGGAGAAGTCTGGCCTGCTAGCACGTCGGCATACAGGGCCTTTTGCACTGCGCCGCCGGTGTAATTGCAGGTCAGCGTAATCGTGCCCGGATCGAGCAGGCCCGGCACCGATTCCTTGCCCAGTGATAGCAGATGTGTGACGTCGACCACGGCGACACTGACGCCTCCGAGTTGAATATCGGTGCATTCTTCAATGTCGGCGAAGACGACCGGGTTGGCGCCGGTACCGTGTTGCAACCTCGTACCCTGGCTGCGAATGGCGTTGGTCATGCATGGCTCCTAAAATGAAAAAGCCGCCCGGAGGCGGCTATCTGTGAAAGAAAGAATTGCTAGTCGTAAAACCAGAGTGAAAAATCGGTACGCTCGCGAAACAGCTTGGTATCCGGCTCGAACGTCGCGCCTTCACCGATATGAACCGCGCCAAGAACCGGATTCGCGAGCATCGCTTTCCTGACTTCGTCGCGCAGCACGATGGCAGCAGCCCGCGTATCGGCATATACGTCGAACTGGAAATGCGGGTTGGCCAGGCCGCTATCGCCTTGCAGGGAATTGATCCGCGCGCCGGTAATTTTCTGGAAAATGACGTACGGCGGCACGTCGGTTTCCTCCACCCGGTCCGCACTGATCACCACGCCAGCGAGCGCGGGCCACGCAGTCAGCGTCTGAAAAATCGTCGCTTCGACGCTCATTGGGCGTCCTCAATAATGGATGCGATGCGCTCGACCATCAATTGCTGCGCTCTCGGCGCAGCCGCCTGCACGGCTGGACGGAAGAACGGCCGCGCCGGCTGCTTCGAGGTGCCGAATTCGTCAAATATCGCGTAATGCTCCTGCTGGCCCTGGGCACTGTCATCGATCTGCACAGTGGCTGACGCTGCGTCATTACTGTGGGTTTCGATGGTGTCGATCGCGCTGGCGAGACTGCCTGTTCTGACTGGTGCTCGCGCCCGGATTTCGGCTTCGATGGTCGCGGCACCATCAAGGACGATTTCCGGCAACGCGGCACGCAATTCGCTGTTCAGGGCGTCGATGCTGGCGGCAAAATCATCCATGCCGGTAACCTGAGCAGCTTCAGCCACGATTGGCGCCGATGGAAACGGTTAAATCCACATATTCACGGCCCTGCGTGTCAGGCAATACGGCTGCGATGTTGTAGATGGCGCCGCGATACAGCACGCGCATCGCAGCCGTGATGTCCTCACGGTACCGGATACGTATGCTGGCGATCGCCTTGCTTACTTCGACCTGGCCAACCAGATATTCTTTGCCGCTCAGGTAACGGATGTTTGCCCACACCACAGCAAAGTCGATCCAGATGAGTGTGGACTGGCCGAGGCCATCCTTGTCGCCAGACTTGCGCTGGACGGTCACCAGGCGATTGAGGCTTCCTGATTGCAGGGTCATACGGAGATGTCACACATAAAAGTCATACGTAAAGGTCACACATAAGAGCGCACGCGATATTCCGCAATGAGACCGTCGAGGAATGGATTCGTGACCAGTGCGTGCTTGCTGGACACCTCGCTTGCCGCATCCCGATTGGCAAACCAGTTCCCGATCTGCAGTTTCATCCAGCGTTTGATTGAGTCCGGTACATCGTCAGGCGTGCCGAACCCGGATACATATTCGACAGTAATGGCGTCGGGGCGCGTCGTGGTGCCGGGAAATTTGTGCGTGCCTGCTGCGGGCGAGATCAAGGCCAGTCCGCAGGACTCCGCCAGGGCATAGGCGGTGAGCGTCTGCTGGGTGTTGGTCGTATCGAAATACTGGATCGACGTGATGGATTTCACGCGGCCGCGATTCAGGTACCACTTTGACGGGAAACCGGACAAGGTTTCCCGGTACGTGGTATCGGTCAGGCCGCAGCGCAGTTCTGATTCCGCCATGGACTGCACATCGTTCAGCAAAGCCGTCAGATCCGCATCATATTCGGTTTCATCGGCGGTCAGGCGTACCTGCAGCCTGGCGTCATCAAGCGTGAGTGCCAGCGCCGGGGGCTCAATCCGGTTGAGCATTCGTTACCTTTGGTTGGGCCTTCTTGTCCGGTTTGCCCTGCCTGGCATCGATTGAACCGTCCGCCGCGGTTGCTGCCGACGCATCGGTGGCGACGCCAGCCGTGATCAATTTGTCGGCTAGGTCGTCCTCGAAATGCGCAATTTCACCCGGGTTGTAACTGCGATAGTGCTTTTTGAACTGAATAGATTTCATGGCAACCCTTAGCGGTAATACGTGACACCATCAAGAACCGCAATTGCCTCGGCATGACGCGGCCCGAAATCGTTCTCGGTGATGATGCGGATCAATGTCAGGTCGCGCTGGAACGCCGAGACGGTGTTGCCGGTCGCCGGATCCGTGTACGCGGCATCCATCGAGATTGCGACCGACATATTCATCGACTCGCCGATCACCATCTCGGCGAAGTCGACGAAATAGATTTCGCTGCCGTTGCCGACAGCGCCGGACGAGGAAAGATTGGTCGGAATTTCGGTGGTCATGCCGATCGGAAAGCCGCGGAACATGCCGTCGGCGATTTCGGGAAAGACCTTATTGCCGGTCGTGGTCAGCAGATCGGCAAGAAACTGCACGGAATCGGGATGCATCAGCCAGCCCGGCTTGCGCAGACGCACATTGGCACGGCGTAGCGCCAGAACACAGCGCCCGGCGTCCGCCATGATGGCTTGTACCAACTCCTGGCCGACGAGGGCTGCGGTCGGCGTCGCCTTGAGAATATTTTGTGGCAGACACCAGTTACGCAATCCCTTCGGCGTACTGTTGGTGCCGTCGCCTCGAATGAAGGCCACATCCTCGGCATTGGCCATGGAAGACGCCGTGTCCTCGACAATCAGCGTATCGACACGGGTATCGATGCCGGCGAAACGAATCAGGTCATTGCCGATCGGCACCAGGCAAGCCAGTTTCTTGGCGACCAGTTGCACGTCGTCGAAGCTCTGTTGCGACACCGGGGCGTCATTGTCGCGCCCAATATAGCCAGCGATCGCACCACCAGCCAAACGCGGTATGGTCAGGTTGCCGTTGTTGAGCGGTAGGGACAGCGGCCCCATGCTGCGCACCACGGCATTCGGAATTAGACGTTCGATCACGGTTTGCGCCAGCACGGACGGGATCAGCACCGCGCCGCCAGACGCGTTCACGGAAGACAATGCCATAGCGACGCCATCGCCGACGCCATTGGCGCGCATGGTCTTTTTGGCGAATTCGGCGCCGGCCACCAGATTGCCGGGCGAATGCTTGAGCGCAGCCACGATCCCGGAAAAGACACTCATGTTATGGGCGGCTTGTGCTGCGTGATCCTTTGGTCGCGCAAAGTACTGCCCATTTTCTGCTGGGCCTACCGGATTTGCCAAACCAGAGGCAAGCGCTGTGGCCTCAGCTTGTGCTTGTTTCCCGGTTTCGACGCTATCGACCGGCACGGCCGAGGCCATTGCGATGCGTTCTGCGCGGTCGAGCGTATCGATCTGCGCAGAGAGCGCCGTGAACTGGGCCTCCAGTTCGGCGAATTCGGCGGTTTCCGCCTCGGACAGCAATGCGGTTTGCGCCTTGACGGCAAGGTCTTGCACACGGACGTTAAGCTGGGTGCGTTCGCGCTTCAATTTCTGGATACTCATCGGGACTCCGTAGGAAATAAAAAACCCGCCAAGGCTTGGGCCGTCGCGGGTTGGGAATGCCTGACACGCGAACGCGGTCATGGCGAAAAATGTCAAGTGAAAGTCGTCAGATCGGGCGAATTGACGGCTTTCCGGTATTCAGGGCATAGCTACATCTGCAC